GAAGCCGGCTTTGCGTAAAGCCTTATAAAACTCGTTTAACGCTATCGCATAAGCATCAAGCGCGTTGTATGTATCAAGATCGATAACAGGTCGCTTTCTCGCCATGACTTTATTATCTATCTAGGAGAATGTTATAAATCTCATCGACACGCGAATTCAGTCTCTTAATTTCTGAGAGTAAATGCGTGATGACATAGCCAGCCAAGCCGCCTAAAATGCCAATGCTAGAAATGTAAAGAGTAAAGAAGTCCTGTTGTGTCATTTCTTAGGGCTCGCATATCCGAATACCCCTGCGACGATAGCGCCGAGGATAGAGCGATAGTCTAAAGCGAAGTTTGAGGTTGTACCCCATACTGCTAGAAACGCTCCAAGAGAGACTATTGCTGGGTGCTTCATGTTCATACTGAACCGCCTATCATCGGGATATTAAAGAACGAACCATCTGTATCGCCTTGCTTACTGAAAGAGATATGGCAATGATGATTATGCGGATTGACTCCGCGATACTTGCGCCAGCGCCACCCCATGCGAGGGGAAGCAATTTTTCCTGCGAATATGATGTAAGCAATTCTCTTGTCAGACTTTGCTGCGTGTCGAATCTGATCCGCAAGGTCAGGCATGAGGTCAGGCTTTTTCTTTCCAGCCAAATCCCTGTCAATATCAATGGCTCTGACGATACCTTTTGCATTAGGTACATGATCACTAACACGCGATTGATGACGGGCATCGCCAATCCACCCGTCTGAGGCTCTATCTCTATCTGGGTAAGAATCATCTATTTGAAGCCTTAACTGTTGTCCGGCTTTACAGAGTATGGGCTTCATTAGTGCATTCCCATTTCTTTTGCTCTGTAAGGATTAATTCATCGTGACCGCATTGAGGCATTGGAGCAATGAACGCATCATCGATTGGATCGTATGTAAATCCGACCCCTGCGTAATTGAACCTAATGCGCCCGTTGTAGCTTGTTCGCACACAGGTCTGCCCTCTAAATTCTGAGTACCAATCTTCAGGGCTCTTACCCTCAATTAGTTCTGTTTCATCGATGCCAACAATAACTTCTGTGACAATGTTTGAATCATTTAAGAACGCGTAGTGTGCCATTATGCGAAGCTCACATTCCCTGTGCCAGCAGTAATTGTTGTGACATAGTTAGTTCCAACTGTTGCAGTTGATCCAGTTAAACCTGCTCCAATAGTGATTGTGTAATCTGTTGGATAGCGAAGGATTACAACGCCTGAGCCGCCGTTGCCGCCCTTATTCCATGCAGGTCCACCGCAACCACCGCCACCACCGCCAAGGTTTGCTGTTGCGTCGCTGCCGTTGCCGTTGTTGTTTCCTGCTCCGCCACCGCCTGAAGCTGTGCCCGCTGTTGTTCCAACATAAGCACCGCCACCACCGCCACCGGCTCTAGTTACAGATGAACCTGTTATAGAAGATGCAACTCCTGAACCGCCGTTGCCGCCGTTTGTAACTGATGCAGAACCACCAACACTTCCTGCGCCACCACCTGCGCCACCTGTTACATCAGCGCCTAAGAATGAACCACCACCTGCATAACCTTGATTTGTAGTTCCGCTTCCTGCTGTTCCTGCGCCTGAGTCAAATCCTGCTCCACCGCCTGAACCGCCAGTAATACCATTTCGACCAGTTGGTCCAGCGCCGTTAGAGGTACCACCACCGCCACCGCCAGCTGTTGAAGTAATTGTGCTAAACACAGAATTGTTGCCGCTAACCCCAGGGTCAGCATTATTAGTAGAAGACGAATACCCAGCTCCACCGGCGCCAATTGTTACTGTGTAGTTAGTTGCCTTAGATAAACTCAATGCGGATTCCGCAGAAGCTCCACCGCCTGATGATTCTCCTGAAACAGATGAGCGATAGCCACCTGCGCCGCCGGCACCGTTTCCACCGTAACCACCACCTGCGCCGCCACCGCCGGCAAGCACAATGTACTCAACCGACAAGGCTCTAATTTCGGCTTTAAAGCCTACAATTCCAGCAGTAATGCAACCAATCATTATCCGATTGACCCAACTACATACCAAGTATCTGTTGCAGTCTTAATGCAAACGGCTGTCTTGTATTGAGCCAATGTAGGAGAAGCCGCTGTTGCACCTGCTGAAAGAACTGTTGTTGTGCCTGAAGTGACTGCTGAGATTGTGACTGTTCCAGCGCCTTTGTTAAGAACTGTGATGGCTGTGCCTACTGGGAAGGCTACTGAGGCATTGGTAGGAATTTTGAACGCTACGGCTGTTGCCTTATTCATAGGCACTAGGGTCTGATACGCGTCATCAAGGACTGCTGTGTAGTCCGCTGTCTGATCTGCATCGACTGTAAAGGCTACTAGCCCGTTGAACATAGACGCAGTTAGGATGTCTCCTGTTGCTGCTGGGAAGCCTGTTGCCATTTATATCTCCTAGTAAGTCATTGCACTCACGCCAATTATACCGCGTTCTGTGCTTCCTATCACGAACCCATCGGTTATGGGCTCAAGTGTTGTTACTCGTACTGTCATATTGTTCGGGCTGATTTCCCATGCCAAACCCTGCACTTGCAGAGTCTTGACAATAGTTGAGCCATCAGGCTGGACATTGGTTATCTTGACATTATCAAAATAGTCCAAGCCAATCATTGTGTTTGTAGGAACTGCTGGGTCTAATAGATCAACAGTCATAGCGTCGATGCGAATAGTTGTCTCAGCTCTAGTGGCTACATAGGTTGCCGCGATATTGAGTGCATTAGCGTCAGTATCAATAACCAAGTCTTGAGCGCTGTATTGGTGAGGGAAGTATCGAGCAACTGAGGCTGCGTTCTGAGCGAACTGGGCTGTGCCTCCATAACGCTGCATTGAAGCCTGATTGATGATGAGTTTGTCATCAAAGGCAAATACAAGGTTTTTATATGGGATGCCTGTGGTTTGATTAAACTCAATTGGAGTGCCTGAGATAGATGAAACTACCTCGTTGCGAGACTTGAATACCGCTGTGCCTGAGCCGTTGATATAGAAAGCACCCTGCTCAGAGAACTCGACGTTCTTGAGGGCTTCAAGGCTTGTACGCAGGGTTGCAGGGTCAGCAATACAGGATGACTGTCCTGTAGAGATTGTGCGCATATTGGCGGGGAATGAGACCTGATCTAGAATCTTGCCTATGCGTGTGCCAGTTGACTGCCCTGCGCCTGAATCGGCTACGGTCTGAACCTGAGCCAAGTTATAGAGTCTGAAGGCATCAGCTACATAGATGTCAACATAGCCAATTTCCTGCCCCTGAGGGTAGGTGTATCGGTACTCTGTTGTATAGCCTGAGAATAAGAACTTCTGTGTAGTTGCTGTAGTGGCAGCAATACGAATCTTGCGCAGAGGCACTAAATAGCCATAGTAAGGGCTGGCTGTGTTCTGAGGGTTAAAGTATGAGTCAGGGTCTAGGACACGCACTACGGCTGTGCCGGCAATGTATTGGTCGCTTTGGATATTGCGCCCACGCTCGATGGTGATATTGCGAACGTTGGGAGTGAGATCAACAATAGGGTCAGGAACTGATGTCGAGCCAAGTGTGCCTGTGCCTAATACTCCGTACTTAGCGTCGCCGATTGTAAATGGGTAGCCAAAGGTTGCTCCTGATGAGAAGTCGAACGATACGGATATATTGGCAGGCAAAGCCATTAGTTTCTCCAGCCGCCGGTTAGACGGTTGATAGATGATCCTGTGCCTGACATTGATGAGTCTTGCAAGGTTGATGCAATTGCTTTACCATCCACTTGAACAACAACTGGTCGATTGAGAGCTGCAACCGCCATAGCCCACGGAGTGCCTGAACCAAACTGTGAATCCATGCTGCCACCGGCGGCTACGTTAGGAACGGAATAAGCAAAGCCATTTGCGTTGGTTGCGTTGGTTGCAACTGATGGAGTGACGGGAGTCACAGGAACGGCAGCTCCGCCGCCTAATGCAATTTTCTTTGCTTTTTCCTCTAGCATATCTAAATATGCGGACCATGAAGCAAACGGATTTTTAGCATCCGGAAGGCTTGCAAGATAAGCAGCAAGCCTCTCGCCTAGCCCTTGAGCCTTAGCAATTTCGTAGGTTAACTTAGATGCTTCGGCTGTGTTGCCTGTGAGTAATGCAAATTGAAGTTCTACACGCTTGCGATCCTCATCGGATAATTTGCCCTTAAGAGCTGCAATAAGTTGAATCTGCTCAAGGTCAAATACTGTCGCTGCCTTCTTAAGCGCAGCTTGTTTTCTCTGCTCGTCAGTTAAAGCCTTCTGAGCCTTGACTTGCTTGGTCTGCAAAGCTGTTAATTCTTTAGCTCGCTTTGCTGCTGCCGCTTCTGCTTGGCGCTGCTGTGCTGTGCGTTGTGCTGTACCTGCTGGAGACTTAGATCGATTAGTGCTTGGCTTGTTTGGAGCGAATAGAGAACCGTTTTCGCCAGTTAGTCCGCCAAATGATGTGATGTAATCTAAGCCGCGATAGAGCTTGACTAGACCACTTACCGCAATGCCGACTGTTTGGGCTAAGCCATTGACTGCCTTAGCAATTGTGTCGATTGTCTTTGCTGCATCGCTAGCGGATGACCCGCCGCCTATGCGAGCAAAGGCATCAACTAATCCTGCTCCAATAGTCTCCTTAGCGTTTTCTGCCGCTACGGTAAGAACGTCGAGCTTGTAAGATGTAGTTGTGAGGTAAGCATCTGCCGCACCGGCTGAACGGGCAAGCATGACGCCTAGAATCTCGTTGAATGACTTTGACTTAAGTTCTGCCTGTGTAAGTCCTGTGTTGTACTTTCTAAGTCCACGAGTAACCCCGACGTAACCCTTTGCTAAATCTTGGGCTACTGTGGCTAAATCTACGCCACTTGCGCGACTGATTTGAATGGCGTTATTGAGAAGTGTCTGAGACTTGGTTAGTGATCCTGTAGTGGTTAGCAATGCTTGAAACGCTGGGCGCAGGATGTCATCGGCAATTCCGGCTGACTTTTCTAACCCTGCAATAAAGTCTGTAACGCGAGTCTGTGAGAAAGATAGACCTAAGTTATCGACTGCTGTTGCAAGTCTGCGAGCTGCTGCCTCATCGGCTGCGAAAGCCTTAACTGCGGCTGTGCCGTATGCCTTCATGGCGCTTACGCCGAGGACTAGACCAAGACTCTTACCTAGTTGTACAACTCTTTTATCGAGTCCAAAAATAGCCTTATCTGCTTCTTTAAAGGCTTTCTTGCCCTTAAATTCAGCAGCGACGTCAATTCTTAAATCTGCCATTAGACCTTATCCTTCAATGAGTCAAACTTATCCTTAGCCTTAAAGATTGCTTTAACTACGCCATCCTGAGCTTTGCCTCGGTCATCCTCGAAGGCTCTAAAGATTGCTCGACCTGTCATCTTTTGACCTTTGCCGGCTAACTGACCACCAAGGCGAGGAGTGAAGTTTCCAGTTACGCCTGACTTGCGACCTGCTGTCTCATAAATTGCTCCGGCAGCAGACTTGTTAAAGATAGATGCAAGTGCCTGAAAACCGCTACGGTTTCGCTTACTAGGGGTTGCCTTGTAGGTAATGCCTTTGCGGGCAATTGTCTGATCGTAATAACGATTAGCCCAGCGCCCATTAGCGTTGGAACGCTTTAACCAGCCACTTGGCGCAGCTTCATTACTTGGCAAGAAGCCTCTAGCGTTCTTAACTACTGGCTTGAGAAATGACGCAATTTCTTTGGTTGTCTCTTTAGCCAAGGTTGGTTCAACGATTGCAAGAGCCTTACGAAGCGCGACCGCGCCTTGCAGCTTTACTGGCATCGCTTCGCTCCTTCGCTATATCCTTGAGAACTTCAATATGTGCCTTAAACGCTATCGCCGGTAATTCGACAATAGTTTGGAACGGAACTCCATACTCGTAACTCAGCCGAGCCGCGAGATAGGTGAGGGAGTTCCGATCTATCCTAAAGGGTCAGACTCAAGAACCTCTACTGACTTCAAGGTCTCAAGGAACTGTTCCCCAAAGGGTTTGACCGTTTCACCCGAACGACGGATTGCTTCCCAGCAGAGCCAATAGACATCAGATTGCTTCTGATCCTCTATAAGCGCTTTGTGAAAGCCTTTCTTGGCGTATTGCTCGAAGGCGTATTCAATCAGGGGAGTTATCTCAAACTCTTGAACTGAATTGTCTGCCCTTGTTACCTTTAGCTTTGCCATTTTTTAGCCCCTTAGTTTGTTATTAGAATGTGCCTGTTGTTGTTACTGCTACTGTACCTGAAACATTGAATGTTAGGCTCTGTGTGCTGAGATCGCCAACTGCGCCGTTGATGTCGGTTGTGTTGTTAATCAAGCATGTCATTGTATAAAGAGGATTAGTCGCTGAGACTGCTGTTCCCTTTTCCTGTAGGAGTACAACTGTGACGTTTGTGCCCCATGCTGCCTGAAGGGTTGCAAGTACGTTTGCTGTTGCTGTGTCGTTAAGGAAGTCAATTGTGACTGATGAAGCCTCAAGACCCTTTACGAACTTGTGACCTGAGTCACCCATTGCTGTGACCTCAAGCTCATCAAATGAGCGGTTGAGTGTGACTGCTGTAACGTGGTCTGAAAGATCGACTGTGTTAACCTTAACGCCGACCTTGTTTGATAAGAATACTGCCATTTAGGTTATTCCTCGTCTTTCTTAGTAGTTGGTTTTGATGCTGGTGCTGCTGGTGGTAGCTGTCCGATCTTGATTAGAAAGTCAGCTTGCTCCTTTGTCCAATCGTCCATCGATTAGCTCCATTCCGTTAGTGTGGATATGTTAATGGTGGCTGTTAAGAAGTCACCTGCTGCTGTCTCAATTGAGCCAACGTTAGTGACTGAGCCGACATTAAACTTAATAGATGATGCTGCTAGTTTGTTAAAAACTGCAACCATTAGATCCTCAATGCCTGAGAGATTGCCTTGATTGTCTAGCAAAGGCACATAAAGGCGAAGTTCAAGGTTAGCCATTGGGTTAATAGTGGCGTACTGATTGTTATTAGGCATCAAGTAATCGCCTGATGATGGAGCTACGACAACGCTGTTAGCAATAGGGGTTGCAGGTGGGAAGGCAAAGGTTGAGTATTTTGTGTCATCCTGAATTGCCGCTGCAATAGTGCTGCGAAGTGTAGTGATGGCTGTCATTAGCCCACCATAGAACGAGGGTCAAGATAAGGTGCAAGCAAGCCACGAACACGAGCCATGAGAGTATTGCCCATGCGGTAAGGGCTTGGGGTGTAACCATCAATGGAGACTCCACCTGATGAAGGTGCTTGGCGGCTTTGCCAAATGTCAATAGAGATCATTAATGCAGCTTCTTGAATTGCGGGAACTGTTGAAGGGTCAAGGTAAGTTTCTGCTGCCACCATACCAAAGGGATTGACTGGGTGGTAAGGAGTTGGGGTGTTGTTGTTGCCGGTAATGGCGTAAGTAATTGAATACTCGCCAACTTCGGTGATTGTCTTGTTACCGTTGTGCTTTGAACCTGCACCTGAGATTGTGACTGTTTGTCCAACATAGAACACGTTAGTCACAGGTTCATCAAAGTAAGAAGTGCCAGTTGAAGCAGTATTGCTGTGTGCAACTAGCGGAGTTGTGTTAGCCCAAATGAAAGGAAGGAGAACATTGTCAGCAGCATCGCAGACTTCCTGCAATACGGCATCAGCATAGAGAGTGCCAACGCCTAGCGCTGTGCGAAGCTCTGCAACTGTTGTTAATGACATAGTTTCCTTTCTAAGACCGAACGGGGGTTGAAGGGCTCTGCAACCCCCGCCGGCGTACTAGATTTCGCTATTAAGCGAGGTTGAAGCGACGAACTCCAGCGCCACCCTTAAGAACACCAATTGCTAGGTATCCGTAGAGTGCGATTTCGATTTCACCTGTTGTAAGAACGTTGAGGCGAAGCTGTGTTGTTGGAGACTCCCAGACATAAACTGATTCTGGAGCAACCAAGAACGCTGACTCATCAACGATTCCTGATGTTGCAATGTTGTGATCGACGATGAGGCTTGTGCCTAGAACTGAACCGACTACAGAAGTTGGAACTACTGAGCCTGAAGCGTTCATTGTCTGACCCTGTGCTGAGTAGAGTGCGCGACCTGTTGAGTCTGCGTATCCTGCAATTGCAGCCCATTGATCTGTTGAAGCAACGAGCTTGTTAGCGTAGTTTCCACCTGTTGCCTTGTAAGCCTTAGCAGCTTCAGCAGAAACGAATGACTGGAGACCCGCTGCTGTTGCAGCTACGCCTGTTGCCTGTGTTCCTGATGCTGTGAACGCTGCGATAAGAGCTGCATCTGTTGATGCCTCGTATGCCTTGCGGAGTTCTGTCATGAGCAGATCCATGAACGCTGGTGATGAGCGGTCAATGAGTTCCCATGAAACAACGTTACGACCAGCAAACTTATTGACGTTGATTGTGTCATAAGTTGAAGTCATGCCTGTTGTTGAGATTGTTGCTGCTTCATCTGCATCTGCAACTGTTGGAGCTGTTCCGAGCTTAGGAATTGTAAATGACATTCCTGCTGCTGGAAGTGCTTGACGAGTTACTGCTTCAAATGCTGGGCGACCCGTGAATGTTGTTGTTACGAATTCATTGAGGTGCTGTGGGAGTGTAAGTCCTGTGTTTGTTGAAGTTGTGTCATCTGCTGCAAGAACGGTACGACGAGCTGAATCGTCTCCCATTGCTGCCTTGATTGATGCTTCGAGGTACTGTGCTGAAGTGATAGGCGCTGTGCGCTCTTTCACCTGAAGGTTCGCTACAACTGTTGGGCGAGCCGCTTCTACTGCCGCTGCTTCAACTGCTGGAGCTTCTACCGGAGTTGTGGTTTCTTCCACTTTTTCGGGCTCGCTTTCTGGTTGGGTTGTTTCAGCAGGGAGTGATTCCTCTGCTGCGATCTCTAGTACCTGAGCAGACTTGAACGCTGGCTCAGTAACGAGAGAAACTTCTTTTAGCTTTGCTGCTGTTACGATAATGTGACCGTCGCGTGATGGCTTTGATGCGATGACTTCTGCGCCAACTGAAAGACCGCTAACGAGTCCTTCCTGCGCCTGAATAAGAGCGTCATTGCCGCCTGTAGAACGTGAAAGTTTAAATGTTGCATAAATGCCATCAGGGCGAACCTCTGCTGCTGTCATGCGACCAACTGGCTTTTTCATGTCGTGCTGAGATAGCAGCTTAATCTTGCTTGGGTCAGCAATTTCAATTGACCCTGCTTCAAATACAACGCCGCCCATATTGGTAGAGCCGACTTCGCCTGTTCCCATTGGCACAATTTTGCCTGAGATTTCGCGACGTTCCTCGCTGCACTCGATTGAGGATGCTTCGATGATTAGGTGTTCCATTAACTGATTCCTTCGCTTCCGTTAGGAGTTAAATCTGACATTTCCATTGCCTGTTCAGTTGTAATAAGTCCGAGAGTTAAGAGCTTCTCAATAACCTGTAGTTCAACCAATGGATCGTTCTTAAGGAATGAGTCAAATACTGCGAACTTGACCTCGTGTCCTGCTGTTGAGATGTCATCCATTGAGAGACGTGACTGAATAGCCTGAATGTAAGGCTCGATTGACAATGCGTAGAACTGCTTGCGCTCATCTTGAACGTTTGCATAAGTCATTGTTGTGTTCTGATCTGCTGAAAGGTAATACGCTGGCACGTTCATAGCACGAGCGACCTGAGTGCTGAGGTTTTGAACTGCCTCGTTATACATCATGTCTTTTGGTGAGAAAGATACTGGTGAGTAATCTAGTGTTGAAGTTAGATATGCTGTTGAGTTATTCTGACGAGCGCGCTTCCAAGCAGCGATAAGACCCTGCACCTCGTTAGGTGGTAGGTCTGCCCCTGTGTTCTTAAGGAAGCCTGCTGGTTGTGGATTCATTGAGTTCTGAGCTGCTGCGCGTTCTACATCGATGGCAGACTGGATAGTACGTCCACCACGATCTAGGACTCCCTCATCGAATCCTTGAATTGTAACAATGTCATTCATATCGACTGGAGCAGCATCAATGTAATACTGAGTTACATGAATACCATAAAGATCAGTGGTAAAAGTAACGCGAGTGTTAGCCACCCACTCGAAAGAAGCTGGGCGACCATCCTCTGCATAGCGCTCCGTAACTAGGAGATAAGAGACTCCGTAGAATAAAAGTGAATCAACAATCCATGAAATAGTGATAAATGATGGTTGAGACTTTGAAAGCTGCTTAATCCAGCGAGGCGGTGCAATGACTTCGCCTGTAGATGTCTTGTAATACTCAAGTGGGATTGAAGCGACTGTTCCGCAGATAAGGTTACGCGCACGAGCGACAGAGGGAACTGTCATCGCATCGTGGCGAGATACTCGTGGGATTATCGCGTTGTAAAGAGCCGGTAAATTTTCACCCATTACCTGCGGTGCATACTGCGCTTCAATTACTTGTGGCTTACGCGAAAAGAGACCCATAGGGTGCAATTATACACTAGATGTAGGTCATTCGCTGTAGATTGCCGCTATCTGTTGTGGTTTCGTTAATTGGTGAACAACCATCGCTGTTGAGATAGCACCCGATACATCTCCGGCTGATTTGCGTTTAACAATACGCCAAGATGAGTCATTAGTTTTAGCTGCGCAGTTGTTCATCTGTTGAACCCAATTTTCCTGACCCGCATGCACAAGCCTATGATTTACCAGACTGTCGAGCAAATCCCCGCACGCCTGATAAAAGGCAGCGCCTGAGATATCCATAACCATTTGCCCTGCGTTGGTTAAGCGGTCTGCTATTGATTGGGCTGTGTACTTGTCAAAGCAAATTTGGCGAGGTCGGTACTGGTCAGCCCAGCCCTTGATGTCTGCAGCGATTTTAAGATCATCGACTGATACTTGAGATTCCCATGTTTGGAGTATCCCCACGCCAATACGACCGTCTGCAAGTATTTGACCAGCAACGAGGCTTGCATTGCGGCGAGATGGGCTGACATCGAAAGCAAAAACTGTATAGCCACCTGGCGGAATCGTGAGTGAGGAGTCGGACGTGTCCTCAAGTACGCCATGCGGCCAAGGAGAGCTGAGAGAATCAATCCATTGACATAGTAACTCAGTTCTAGTGTTTTCAATCGGGCTAGTTGCAACAGCTTCCTCAAGTGTTTCCTCGCTTATCGTATAGCCAAGTGCAGGGTTCGCCTGAGCCCAGCCTTGTCGGTCTGTGATCTTGCAGTATTGGGGAGCGCTGTACTCGTAAAACCCAAAGCTCTTTGGCGGGTTCTCTAATGCTCGTTCTCGCATATCGTTAAGGACAAGGCTGAAAGCGTCGCCTGCATTAGATGTGAGAAGCGTTTGGCTATTAGGTCTAGCTCTCGTAGTTGGGACTGCAGCTCTGAATCCTTCTTGATTGATCTCGCGGAGTTCATCGATATACAAAAAATCGCACGACCGTCCGCGACTTCCGTCTCTAGTTGCCGCAACAACATCAAGTCTTGTTCCATCAACCATTTCAATAGATTCAGTTCCGTTTGCATAACGGATTTGTTTAACGAATGCCTTGAGGTGGTCATTGCTCTCCAATGTCTCGGCTACCTGCCGGAAAGTGTCTAATGCCATTGAACGATTCGATGACATAATCAAAATGTTCTTACTGTCCCACTTTAGCAGGTGAGCGAGGATGAGCATACGAGCTAGGTGGGTTTTACCGTTCTGTCGAGCAATAAGCAGTAGGTTAGTCTTGCGAACCCAGTTGCCGGTCTTGTCCACGGTCAACATGTCCTTGAGAACATGCTCCTGCCAAGGCAATAGAGGCATTTGGATAATCTCGCAGAGGTCTTTGACATCTTGGAGTTTGGTTTGACCTTTGAGAGGTATTGATTGAAGCCTTGGTTTGGTTGCCCCTCGCAGGGCTTTGGATCGTTTAGCAGCCATCGGGTTAGTTCTCGACTGGTTTGGCTGTGAACGGACTGTCTTGGTGGATTACCGACTGTGTCGGAGAGGGAAAGGCAGAAAAAACAGGGGGGGTACGCATCCGCTCTAAAAAAACGCCCTGTGAGCGTGAGCCCTTGCTGCTATTACATGACTTGCAAGCTGTAACCATGTTCTCAATATCAATAGCCAACTCAGGTGCTTTACTAATTGGAATGATGTGATCGATGGTCATGTCCTTGCCTTCCTTACCGCAATAGAAGCAAGTCCAACCATCACGAGCTAATGCCTTAAGCCTTACCTCTTTGTACTTCCTTGAGAGTCTAGGGTCATTTCGCTTACTGCTCATTGCCAACCCTTAACTCTTAGATGACGTAACGCCTTACAGTAGTTAGGCTCATCATACTCTGTTACGCCATATCTATGGCTTACATAGTACCAATACCAATAGAACTGGACATCATCAGGCTTACCCTCAAGGTATGCACTCTTGCCTTGATAGTAGCCATGATGAGATCCATTAACTGCTAATCGATTATTAGATGATTCCTTAAATGCAATGATGTTATGACAAGCTTCTTGCTTCTCAGTTAATTGATAATCAGCTAATTGTTTGATGTTTTGAATAGGTCTATTTGAGCCTTGAGATATAGGACTTGGGACTATAGATAGAGATATCCCAATAACGGCGGCTACCCAGCGAGCTCGACGCTGAGGCGGCTCGCTGTGAGCCCCTTTAAGGGCTCTAGCCTGTAGTGTACCAAGCCAGTCAAGTACATTTGCATAAGTGCTGGTCAGAACGGCGTTTCGTTTCACAGTAATCTCCTATCAACAGGCTGTGGATAACTTGTTGCCAAATGTGAATAACTATTTATCAGTAGAATAGAACCCTGATCCCTTGAAGTGGACTGCTGGAACTGAACTATAAACCTTGCGCATAGTCTCACCGCAGAACGGACAATCTAGATCATGCGGCTCGCTGATGGATAGTTCTTTGTCATAGCGAGCATTAGCCTCGCATGACTCGTTATTACATTCAAACTCATAGATTGGCATTACAAGTCCTGCACTTCACATCGACCAACTTCCATGATCCGCACTTTGCGCATCTCTCAGGCTCTAATTCTACCGAATCTTTCTGAATATCACCGTAAATTGGAAGGAGTAGCTGCACCAAATCACCAAACCGCATGAAAGCAAGATACTCGGAAGCATCCTCACCCTGTCCATTCATACGACACACCACGAACGGCAACTCTTTGCCACCTGCTCGCTTGGTTGCTTGGCGCAGCCACTCCAATGGCTGGAACGCCGATCTAGCCTTAACCTCAACGTCGAACGGGACGTTGGTTATATCTTTCCCAGCCCCACGACCTACACCTGCGCTTCTCCACCATTGCGAGAGATAGGCTGCAACCACTCGCTCAGTACGCAGACCTCGGTCTTTTCTGTGTCGTGTCATTACTGACCAACTTTATAAACGCAGAGCGCAGTTGCCGCAAGCATTAGGTTGCCTTTATTGACGGCACTTAGACGGGATGAATGAAGTATCAAAAGACCCATTGTTTGACGCCCTGCGTTAATCATATTATGCCCTTCCAGCAGAGTTAATTGTGTGGCACTTATCGCATGTCCACTCTTTAGCAATCCAACGCTTTCTAATCTGCATCCAAGTAGGCGCAACATTACATAACTGGCAAATCAGCATATAACCAAGCTCCTCGAGTGCCTCAGCGTTAGCTCGTAGGTTTGCCTCCTCCTCCTCGGTTGGGAAGCGCTCCCATTCATTATCTTGATTTAGGAATTCAATGTGACCCATTAACTTAACTCCAATGCTATGGCTTGAATAGTTTTACAAGGAAATTCAGATTGATATGCACCATCGTTTGTCCATTCCTCACAATGATCACAAGCTAAATATTTATCACCAAACCAAGGTGGCGTTGTCTCAATTGGCTTGTGCAATTCCAAAATCGCCTTCAGCGCCAACAATGAACGGCTTGGATAATATTCTTTACGCTTAAATGCCGCGTCATTAATATCCTTTTGAATAAACTCTAACAGTTCATCGTAAGTCATTTTTTCACCTGTGGCTTCCATTGTCCGGTCTCTTTATCAATCTCGTACCAAATAGGATCACAATGGTTTGATGTGCCATGAGGTGGGTTGCATTTCCACATACCGTAAGGCTTACCGGCTTTAGTAGTTCCGGTTCTCCATACACGAGCACCATGGATGCAACTCTCGTCTATCGGAGTGCCACCAAGGACACCCTTCACCATCTCGACAGCTTGCTCCACCGTTGTCACCGGCGCAGCATCCTTTATTGTCCAAGGGTTATCCTCCTTTGGTACTGGTACATATTCGTTTGATGTCTGAGCCATCTTTGCTTTCACCTGAGCAACCTGATCTACAACGGCTGCCTTTGCTGCAACCTTTGTCATCTCCTCGCGTGATGCTCTCTTTCCTTTTGTAGCATAACCTGCATTAGCCAATGCACGCCCAATCGCACTTGTTTCACAATTTTCAAGAGCGGACGTAGCATTAACTCCACGACCCTGAACCGTTTCCTCAGCAAGGCCAGTCGTCCAAGGCCGTAAATCTGCCTCAGTTCGAAAGATACTAGCTTCAACGATAAATCGAGTAGAAGTATGCTCAAGAACCTTCGTGTGAATCTGACCATCTGGGTGATCCTTCCAAAACTTAACTAGTCGTTCCTCAACTGTCTCGTAATCCTCTAAATTAAACATAAAGATCGTTCTCCTCTGACCTTAGTTGTCCTGATATAGCAAAGTATGCTGAGCCATCGATGTAATTATCGACTTTCGAAGTTTCCATTGACCTTGCGACTTTGACCAATGCCAAGCACATAGCCACTTGGTAGTCAGTAACAGGCATTTCGAGGTATGCAGACCATAAGGATGCGGTTCTGGACATGTTGTCTGTCGGGTGACCGTAGTCCATTCCACGATCTTGGATTGTTGCTCTTGCTTCGTTGAGAAAGTCATTGGCGTTCATCGCTTAGCCTGAAACTGCTCGATGCGACCTTCAACCTTGCCGTCGGATACTCCGAGGTAATACCCAGCCATAAACGGGATAACTACAGCTAAGAATGTAAGTAAATAGATGTTCATTTTGAGCCCTTTCTAGTAATTCCAGCAAGCATGGCAGAAGCCATCGCTGGTTGATTCGTCTGTGAGTGCAAAACCATCTGCGTTCCATAGGGAATCAAACGCATTTAGGCAGCTGACGCATTGCCCTTTAAAAGTCAGAATAATTGCATCGCGTTGAATTGGAGTAATTGTGTTCATTTTGAGCCCTTTCGGTTGGTGTTAGGGCTTAATCTACATCAAGCGAAAGCGACAACCGCCTTTTTTAGATAACGAAATGATAACGATTTGAGTCGGGTCTTCATCCTCAAAATAGGGTGAGGCGAACTCACCGAGCCCTTCCATAAACCTTGCCTTGTACGATGAAAGTACCGTTCTTTTCAATATGGATAATGTCCACCTGAACGTTAGAACCCTTGACGTACATGATGGCAAAGGCTTGCTGCCAATTAGCCGTTCCCTTGGTGTATGAGGCTTGTCTGAAGTCCATGAGGTTTCCTACCTCAACACCATGCAAAACACGCCCTAAACGCCCGCCAGAGGCTTCTGTGAAGGCGCTACGCCCTGCCCTGTGAGTATGTCCTGAGATGACGTTCTTGCCATGCCTACGGGCTGCCTCAAGGGCTGATAAGCCCCCTAGCTGCTTGATAGGCGTATGGTCTCCATGAACTGCTATCCAGTTTGGAGCGATGTTCATAGGGTTTTTATGGAAGGTAATGCCTAGCTCGTCGAACTTCATAAACTTCTCAAAGCGCAGCTCTGGCAAGGATAGGAATGAAGGAATCTTTTTCATGATGATGTTATAGAGCCGGTCAGTATGGTTAGAGCGTATGCAGTCTGTAACGCCTAACTCCCATAAGAGATCAACGCAACGGTCACGGTCATCGCCGAGGCTCTGTTCGTAGGCTTGAGGTGTACCTTCTGACCACTTGCTTATAGTCTGAAAGTCAATCTCGTCGCCAATTGTTACTGTTTGGTCAGGCTTAAACTTCTGTAGGAATCTTGCTATGTTCTGAGTTAGATGCACATCCTCAAAGGGAACTTGCAGATCGCTCAGAATTACGATTCGCTTCATTTAGTCCTCGTCGTCATCCTCGTAGGGTAGGTTATCGATGCGATTAGGCAGGTTAGGGATAAGCCAATCAGGGAAGCTGTCACGGTCTGACAGTATCCAAAAGGCATGAGTCTCAGAGAAGCCGGCTTTGCGTAAAGCCTTATAAAACTCGTTTAACGCTATCGCATAAGCATCAAGCGCGTTGTATGTATCAAGATCGATAACAGGTCGCTTTCTCGCCATGACTTTATTATCTA